CTGACGATAGCCACTAGCTTCTCTGTTTGCGTTATCACGTACAGTTAAAGCATCCTGCTCCCCCATCCAATCAGTATCAGATAGAATTTGTAGGGCCGAACCTTCTGAAATATCAAGGCCATTAGCCGCTAATCTAGCGGTTTGACTGCCTTTCATCATGGCTGTTTTGCGTCTTTGCTGTTCTTCTGCTACTTGACCACGTTTGATAGCGTCTTGCGCTTGATATTCAGCAGTAATGGCATTATTACGCGCTACTGTAGATTGATAATCATAGGATTCTTTAGCCGCTTGGCTTGATTGAAATGCACTAAATGCCTGCAATCCAACGCCTGCGATAGATGCAACTGTGGATGCTGTGCCTAACCATGATGGCGCGGTTGCTAATGCCGCTGGAATTCCGCACATACTAACCCCTTAATTCAAATCTATAAAACGGATAGCCTTTTACACCGTAAGGTTCGGCTTCAAAAAAGGTAAAGCCCATGAGTTTTAACCATCTAACGGTTTTCTTATTCCGCACATCACACCAATTGGTTAACACAGGCGATACACTTAACATGGCTTTAATATACTCTTGGCTATGGCGTATAAACGCACCCTTGTTTTTCTCAATCTGGTCTGTGCCAAGCATCCATATCAATGCGGTATCACTGAGTAAACCTAGTGGATGCATCCCAAATAGGCACACAAATTCACCGCCTGCATAGATGGCCCACTTGTATTTTGATTTATCGTAAGAAAGCTGAATCGCTTTTTGATAGTCACCATGTGAAGCATCAAGCTCTTGCTTATCATCATGGCGAATATTGGCAATGAGTAAATCAACATCAGCTTGCGTAGGCGCTCTAAGCTCAACCTTTGCCGAATCTTTAACCACCTAGCGCCACTTCCATCACCATGCTCAATACCGTCACTGGCAAAGGGTCTGTTTGCTGAATCACTACTTGGCCGCTACTATTCCAATCAGGCTTGATAGCAATATCAATTTCATCGGTGATCCAGTTTGGCGGTGAACCATAAGGCTCAATCGTTCTTTGCTTGAATTGCACTAGATTATCGGTGTCATAACCTGCCATTACGCCACTGGTGCGATAGACGCGCAATGTAGTTTTGTTGATGTTCTTTATATAACTTTGACCGAACGCAGCAATACCTTTAACATCAACGGTCACTGGTAATGTTTTAATGCGTGAGGTAATAGGCAGTCCAACATGGACCAATGTGGCTGATTGTGGCAAGGTGATCTGCCCATTCACTACTGTTAAATCTTTAACTACCGCACCATTTGATAACGCCACTACGGTTTTACCTTCAAGATGATGCAATCCCTTAATCACCGTAGCCGCTGTGCCGCTATATGTCAGCCCTGAATCAACGATAAAGCTTTCTTCAAGCGTATCTATTAGTCGGTCAGATAAGCGCTCAATATAGCGCACCACTTCATCATCTACGGTTCGCTTAACAGTCACATACAGAACATCACGGCCAGATTCATTGACTGCTGCAATGGATTCAAACAATCCATCCGTTTCATGTTGATGCCATGCAATTACTTTTTGGTCTGGCATATACGTAAGTCCTAGCAACTTACCATCATTACGCACTACCCACACAATAGGCACTGGCGTTCTGGTAATGGTCATATCAACAATGGTGAAGCCATCAAACAAATGTGGTGTAATCATAGATAAATCGTTTGATTTAAAGCCACTCACTTCAAAGTTGTAAGCCAAATCATGCAAGCGACCTGACTGAGCGCGAACATAAATACCACTGTTATTCACGACCACTGGCTGCACATCAGTACAGCCGTTATAAGACTGTGGCCTGACCGTCACTGATGAAGGCGTTAATACATCACTGTTCTGCGTGCTAATCTTCCATTCACCGCCACTGGTAAGAATAAGCAACTCAGTTAACGGCACGATATTTCTAATACGCTGCACTTCACGTGAAACAATGCGCAATGAAATCGCATCATCATCTTGTGTTGGAATTGAATAGTTAAGATTGGATTCTGTCGCTGAGCGTGTCATCCATAGATTCTGTGGCTTGTTATTAGTACCGCCAAAGCACCTGCGTTGTTCAAAGTAAGATACTGCGCCAGGATAGTTATTTGCACCGCTAAATGGGTTTTCTGCTTCAGGTGGTGTCCGTGTTACATCAGCAATGATATTGTCATCTACAAACGCCGTGCCAGATGCTTGACCAATATATCCAAATAGACCATTCTTCTCTTTGTAAACGTTGTATCGAATCGCACCAGTGACCGCAGTCCATGTGATTGTATTTTTGTTGCCTGCGGTTGCAAGGTTATTGGTTATATCATCAGCTGTTGATGCCACTGATTCCTCTAGTGCCTCGTCTGAGATAGCCGTTACCACGTAGTTATAAACCACACTACCTGAGCCTGTGGTCGCTGTTGCCGTCACGCCAGTTGGTGCGCTAATGCTAGGAATAAAACTAATGTTTGTTAACGTAAATGTGGTGGATGTGGTTCTATCCAACTCAGCAGGTGGATAGCTAGGATGCACTAAAGTTAAAGTATCAGCCGATTGCACATAATGAATATTGAACAAGTCAGCTTCAAGGTAAGGTGAGGAAATCTCATATACCTCAGCGATTGTGCCGCCTGATACATAGGCAGTCATGCCAGTGGTGTCAATGTAATTGCCACGTAAATCTTTAAGTTTAAAGGTGTTCGTGCCTGCATTAACGTCTGAAACCACCACATAGCGACCATTCAATTCAGCCATGCCTGTAATACCAGATAAATAAAACCATGTGCCATTAGCAGGGTCTGTGCCTGAATAGGTCAATACCCCTTCGGTTGCTTGCGTAATTGCACTGATATTTAGACCAGTTTTAAGTAGCGTACCGCCATTGGTATGAAATCGAATGTATTGATCGCCAAACTCTAATATGTAGGTTTGCTCTGTACTGAAGGCAAACTCAATAAGATTGGCTTTTTTGTCTTGATGCTTAGTTTGCAGAATGTAGCTAAACCCGGCGCGATTCTGTGCTGGACCATGCGGTAATATCACAAAATTTAAGCACTCTGCTAAGCCTGATTGATACTTATCTAAGTCAATACGACCAAATAATTCAGGCGCTATTTCGCCGCCTACGAAGCTACGCTGGATGGTTTTGGTTGATGGCATTACTAACCCCTGAGAATGCGACCATCAGCGTCATAAACACTGCGCTGATCTGATACGCCATAGTCTTGAATCCAACCAGGCACATGCGTTTTTTGCGCATCGTAGTTGCGTGCTGCCGCATCTTTTCCAGCCGCAACATTAAGCATCTGCATGGCCTTGTTATACATGGCATCGGCAATCTTCATGCCTGTATCGCCTTTAATCAGTGAGCCTGCCAAAAAGCTTGCCAGCATAAATGACAATGTATTGATAAACAGCGGTGTGAATTTAGTGGTATCAGTAATCAATGAAATGTATTTGAGCGTAGCATTCTCGACATTGGTGTATAAAACCAACTGACCAAGCTCATTTGTTTCAATGATGAACGGTTGCTGATCTGCTTCGCTATTGGTTTGCTCTGGATAAACGGCAAGCGCACGAATATAGTTTGATGGCACTGCATAGGTGAACGCCCATGCATCAGGTGCTACATCACTGGTTGCCGCCAAGCTAATACGTTTAGTGGCAAAGTTCCAAGCATGCAATTCAAGCAAGTTATCACGCGCAATCGGATAAAAACGCTTGGCTTGCTCTGCCTGTGCTGAACCTTCTGGTGGGTCTATGCTGGTGACTGTGGCAGAGTCGCCAAGCCTAGCTAACGCAAGATTTACAATATCAACGACTGAAGCCATGACAATCCTTTCAATTCTTACAAGGCAATCTCGCCTGAAATCACCTTGTAAGAAGGGCTAATGAAAGCCCTTCTCACGGTTATTACGCTTGCTGTGAGGCTTCTGCCAATGCCGCTTCTGCTTCTGAGATAGCGCCATTTAGCTTATCAACGCCCCAGTTTTTAGTTGCAGCGATACCCAAAGCTTTCGCTTTCTCGATCAATGCATCTTTCTCACCGTTATCAGCTTGCTGTGAGGCTTCTGAAGGCACATCTTTTAGCACCTTCATCCACTTACCAACTTTTACGTTGTCAGCAATTACAAACACATCGCCTTTGCGTCTTCGTTTGCCATCACAAAAACCTAATGCTAATGCTTCTACTTTTTTAGGCATCATCTACTCCTTAAATCGCGTCAGCGTAAGCTTTCCACTTTTGAACATCAGTGGTTAGGAACGCATTGATTGCACCTGCTGAAATAGCAGTTGTGCCAGTGACTTGAAGAATGCCTAAATAACGTTCGTAAGCATTGCCCTCCATTGGTAAAGCTACTGCAAACAGCACTGTGCCAGCCGCTAAAGTAGTGGTGTCTGATGTTGTGCTAGTTGCAAACTCAGGTGAGGTGAAATGCACGGTTGAAGTAGTTGTGCTAATTGATGCTGAATCATCAGAAGCCAGTTTGAATGCCACTGTGCCTGTTGATGCCGCAACTTCAATGCCTGTTGCTACTGTTGCCACTAAGTAAAGCGGTGAACCGTTACCAATATCACGCGCTTCGCTAATGTCAATTTGGCTACCAATCAAATACGTGCCAGCAGCGCCAGTATTTAAATTGACTGCATCTGCAAATTCTGTACGTTTGTCTAAAATCATGTTATTCCCCTTAAATTAAACGCCTGATTCAGTGTTGGTGATTGCATCAACGCGCTTGAATGGAACGCCCTCAAACATCGTTACATGCTTACCGCCTACGGTTTCCATCGTCAATGTAGAAGAAGCCACTTTGTTTGCAATTTGACGCTTCAAGAAGCTCAATGCTTTACGGTTGCCGTAGAACACTGGGCGGCATGATGAAAGTGATGGAATCAACTCAGTTGCTTGTGAAAGCAAATCAATCAAATCAGGACCAGCACTTGCGTTTTTGGTTAAATCTTCTGCGTCATAGTTGATACGCACTACATAACGCCAGTCACGCACTGATAGGCCGCAATCCCAACGATAGTGAGAGCGGTATGCTTCCATACGACCACCAGAACCATCCACGTTTTCAATGGTGACTTGGCCTTTGTCGTTCATTTGCAAGCCACCTTTTGAACCTTTTGGGTAAATGCCGTGAACCGTGTTAGCACCCCAGCCGATTAGCCAAATGCTTGAGTTGTCTGTGTTGTCTGGTGTATCAGCAGATGTGATGATGTTTTCACCATTTGCTGCAGATTGGTCATTGAAGCGTGGCGCAAAGCCAATAAACTCTTCAGGCGCATCAGCAGTACCGTAGAATAAGGTAGATGCAAATTCTTGGTTCATACCTTCAATGTGTGCCAAATCTTCTGACATACGGAATGCCGCTGTATTGCCGTTCAAATCAGCTAATGCTTTATCTACTTCAGCGTAAGCTTCCAACATGCCGCAAGCATCAGTAATTTGTGCTGTACGTGATTTAGTTGGTTGAACACCACCGTACAGTTTGCGCCATGTAGGCTCAGGCAAACCAGTACGAACAGTGGTGCGGTGACCAGTAGGCAAGTTACCTTCTAGCCAAACCATATCTTCAATGATCGGGTTTTGTTCGTTTAAGATTTCTACGATTTTTGCAATTTTGTCATCAGGATCAAGACGCTTTGCAACATCAAGAAGCGTAGGGTGAATTGTGCTTAATGCAGCCATGATATTTACCTCTCTGTTAATTCATATTGGGGAACATAATGCTGGCGGTAGATTTGTCAGATCCTTTGGATGTGCCATTGCTTACCACTAGCGTGTCATTGCTTACCGACTTACCAATGTTGTAAAAGGCTTTTACAATCGCAGGGTGGTTGCCAAAGCCTGTTGATTGCAGTAAATCTTTCAGCTCTTGACCGCCAAACTTGTCAAGCGCCTGTTTAGCTAATGAAATGTTTTCATCAAACTTTTCACCGCCAAGCTCTTTATCTGCCTTCACTTGCTCTGCCCATTGATCCACTTGAGATTGCCAAGCGTCAGCCTGTTGCTGTTGCATCTTTACGCCCAAATCAGCGAATTTCTGCGCAGCCTCTTGGCTTAAACCGTTCTCTTTCGCAAGTACCTTTAATTCACCAGCCAGTTCCTCATTCGCGGTAAAGCCGTCAGGTAAGGTAAAGTTGTAATCAACATCATTTGGCTGGTTCTCAGCCGTTGAATCTTCACCTTTTGAATCCTCTGTTTGCGTATCGGTAGTTGCATTAGAGGTATCAGCTTGTGCTTCTGTGGCCTGCAAGGTAGTAGCTTCTGCGTTGGCAGTGGCGTTAGTGTCATCTGTAGCCATTGCTGTTGTTTCAGTTGCCATTTTGGTTAAACTCCTTTAGTAAATTCATATAACTATCTGGTGATACTGATTGCACTTCAGCGACTAAAAACTGACCAATATTCATTTCACCGCACCGAAAATAGGTTTCACTATTGCCAGTGAACGGATTGCGATATACGCCAGTTTTTTCAAGCAATCTGTTAATCACCCTGCGGCCTCGCGCATCACCAAGCACAAAGCGCAAATCTTCAAGCTGTTTAGCTCGTTTATTTGCCTGCTCTTTGCTCTGTTCGGCTTCGATTGATCCGCTTAATGGGTCGTAGTCTTTACTCATGACTAAAGGATAAAACCGTTTCAAAAAGATAAACGCACCCCTAATAGGCGAAAAAAAAGCCCACCGAAGTGAGCTTGATTCTTACGTGGTTTAACTAAACGAGTTTTCGATAGAAAAAGGTGACGTTTAATGTGCCACCGATAGTGGCATGCAAGCCATTAACCCCATTGGAAGGGAATTGATGAAAGCCAACGGCTGGTGTAATTGTGCCACCTAATGCCGTACCGCTTGCACCACCACTCTTGAGAACAATCGTGCCTGATGTTGTGCTATTCACATAAAAGCCAATCAGCTCAGAGTGAACAGTAGAAATGTCACCTGTCGCTGTTAAATTAGTTGATAAAGACATTTTATTACTCCTCGTTATGTTGTATAGCCAGTAAGGCCTTGCATCACATCTGCTAAAGCGTTGCTGTTACCTGCTTCAGTTTCAATGCTTCCAATCTTTGCGGCAGCATCAGCCATCGGTTGCATCATTGCCATTTGTTGCTGTTGTGCCATCTGCTCTTGCCTGCTTTTGCGAATGATTGCCACCTTATCATCGGCAACCAATACGCTTGGATCAACACCTAATCGCTGTGCATATACATCGGCAAACTGGTCAGCATCAAACTTATCAAGCACATCTGGTTTCATTTGCGCAATTGAGCCTATTGTCATTGCGTAGCGGTCAAGCGAACCTAAGCCGACTAATTGCTGAGCCTGTGCTAATGTAGAAACAAAGTCAACTTGCAGGTTTTGGCCTGATAGCTCTGGTGGCGCAGGTGGCAATATGCCTGCTTGCACCATGCGAGAGAAAGTAATGTCAATGAGTGGGTTAAGCATTTCATTATGCAAACGCTCTAACACTGGCCCTACCATGAGCATTTTTTCTTCGTGGCGCTCTGCTACTTCGGTTGCCGTAATGCCAGAACGATTATCGTTGGCAAGCATTAAGAACAAGTCAGCATAGAACGCTTGATCTATTCTGCGCTCTGTCCGGTCAATGTCCTGCATTAAGAATGATTGGTTTAGATTGACTTCAAACTGTGTTTTGATGCCGCCATTCTGTGAACTTGAATCGTAATAAGCAACACCGCCAGGTAAGCTATTAACCTCTTGGCCTTTCATGTTGATTGGTATCTGAATCGGCGGCTTAGTCTGATAGTCAATACACTGCGCATTACGAAGCTCTTTATGCTGCAATGACTTCACATCACCCAATGCTTCCATGCCTGGTGAACTACCATACACATCCCCTTGCAATACCATCCAACGAGGTGCTAAGCCAGGGAATTCATCAAAGCCTGATTCACGTAGCACTTTGCCACCATCTGCCGCTGCTTCAAAATAGATAGACTTGAATGCTTTATTCTTTGCATCTTTCTTGCCGTACTCACGATCATAGCGTGGTTCAACCACATGAATGACCGTCAACCATTGATCTAAATTGCCTGCATCATATTTATTAATCACGCTGGCACTGACATTCTCTTTGCCAAATTCCTGAATCACTTGGCTAACAGTCATTGGCAA